GATGGTATCGTGTAGCCACTTGGGGATGCGCACCGTGCCGATCAGCGCCGCGCCGTCGTCGGAGAGTTCCACCGCGTCCAGCGTGCCGAGATGACTGTCGAGGATCGAGGGGCGGTGCTCGATGTCGTTCGGCACCGGCGCGAAATCGGCGGCGGCGGCGAACAATTCTTCGGGGGTGAAGGCGATCCCCTTGTCGGGGTAATTTCCCGCCTCGAAGACTTTGCCCCGGCGCGTCACGTACTCGCCATCGCTGACGGGCTGCGCATCGAGGGCAAAAGCGGCAATCGGTTCGCTGGACATCTTCGCGTCGCCTTTCCATGCGTCGGGGATCGACAGTCCCTTACGTTTCGCGATGGCGATGATGCGCGCTTTGACCGCGCCGGGATTCGCCGCCTTGCCGATCAGGTGCGCGGCGCTATCGACATCGTCCTGATCCATGATGGGGAAAAGCCGCCGCCCGGGATCGCCAAAGTCGTCTGCGGATACTTTCTTGCGCTGCTCCGTGTTGAGATTGCTCATCGGTGATCCTTACTGCGCGCTAACCTCGCCGCACGAGATAGACAATGAGGCCGACGAAACAGACCACGGTGTCAAAGATGAGGGCGACAACTTCTACGGTGCTCATGATTGCTTCTCCTTCGCTTGTATTGGCGCTACCGCCTTCGGCTGCCCCGGCTGCACAACCGGCGGGGGCGGTTGGGGATTCGTAGCCGCTTCGAGCGCCGCCTGCTGCCCCGCGATGCCCATCGCCTGCTTGTCGGTGAGCATCTGGTAATCCTCGGCACTGGCGACGGCGATACCCAGTTCGGCGTCCATCGCGCGCCGCTGGCTGGGCAGGATGTAGCCCGCCACCTGCAACTGCGATGCGGCGGCCCAGAGGGCGGCCTTGTCGGGCTCACTGACCTCACCGAGCGATGCGTACGGGGTGAGGGCCAGTCGCTCCTCGCCCCAGTTGTAGCGGACGATGTTGCGGAAGACATCGCGCCTGAGCATCGTGCAGACCGCCTGCTTCGCCTGCTTGATGAGCAGATCGAGGATGTCCTGATGCACCTGCGCGGCGGCGCGGCTGTCGTGCTTCCCCTCGCCAGTGGCGAGCGTCTGCGAGAGGATGGCGCGGGCAATGGCGTCGTCAAAGCGCTGGAACGCCACCTCAAAGGCGCGGCCGTCGTCCTTGCCACCCACCTCCTGCACCTTCGCGCCGAACGGGAAGGCCGCCGCCGTGCCGTTGCGGAACTGCTGCAAATCGTTCGCCATCGCGGCAGTCGCCGCGACGACGATGACCTGGCCGTTCACGTCATAGAGCAGGTTGCCGAGCGCGTCGGCGCTCTCCATGTCGGTCGCCTGGTCGGGCAGGAAGCCGATCAGCGAGGGCGAGGCGAACTGCGTCAGGTACTTCAGGTACTCCGGCAGCAGTTGCATCTTCATGTTCCACGGCGTGTAGGCGCTGCGCAGAATCGAGGTGCCGCGCGGGTCGCCGTCCTGCGGTCGCCACGAGAGCACCATGAATTTCTCTCTGGGCAGCAGGTTCGGGATGCGGTCGGGCTCCGAGAGGATCGTGCCGATCTGCACCGGGAAGCCCTGGCCAGGGATGAGGGCGAGGAAGCCGACGACGTTGAGGTAGGCGTCCACGACGAAACTGACGACGCGCCGGTGCTTGACCTTGATGGCGGCGGGTACGAGGCGGCCGATGTCGTCGCCCGCGCCATCGGCGTAGACGATCTCGGCGACCTTGTTGCCGAGCGGCAGCGCGTCGAGCATGTTCCAGAGCACGTCGTCCAGCGGCGTGGCGAGGTTGTCGAGGGCGCGGCGGCAGCAGTCGGCGATCTCCTCGGCCAGCGGCGCGTCCTCGTCGGTGTCGTCGCTGGTCGCCGAGAGCACCTCCACCGGCTCGGAAAGGATGGCGCTTTTGAGCGTGATGACCGCCGCCTTCACCGCGTCGTCGAAGAGCATCCGCTGGTAGAGGTCGTCGCCCAGGTCCTGCGTGATGTCGTCGATCGTGAAGGTGAGCGCACGGAGCCAGTTGTAGGCGTAGATGGTCTGCTGGCCGGCGACGTACTCGCGGCTGGCGACGGCGCCGATGCGGTAGGGCGTGCCGGGCTGGGGGGCCTTGCGGGTCGTCACGCTGCCGGGCTGGCCGCCGACGACGACCTCGTCGGTGAGGATGGGGTTCTGCGCCATGCGGGGTCACTCCATCCTAGCGAACAGTCAACTGCGGTTTCTTGCCGACGACGGAGCCGCGATAGGGTTGGGCGGGTGCGAGGAACGCAAGCGCACCGCTCACGGCGTCCACCTGGTCGTCATGCTTGCCGAGCGGGAAGCGGATCGCCTCGGCGAGGAAGTCGCCATTCCACGCGCCGCGCACCAACCGGATATTGCCGACCTTCGCCTGGCTGCTGACCGGCGCGGCCCGCTCCTCTTTGCTCCCCGTCGAGCGAATACCCTCGACGTTGTAGCCGCTCAGGACGTTTTTGACGTAGTGGTAGATGACATCCTTGCCGCTACTGCCCGGTTCCTGTTCGATGCGGATCAGGACGCGCGTGCCATCGAGCGCGGCGGTCTGCGCGATCAGCGCCTCGACGCCGCCCGGATCGGCGCGAATGCTGGCGATGTCCTCAATGTAGATGCGCCGGTCGGCCGTGATGCTCACCCGCGCCCCGCGCGTCCAGTCCGGGTCGGGATTGGCGCGGTTCGGCGCGGTGCCGGCCTTGTCCCAGAAGCGCACCGTGCGGGCACCCGCCGGCGCGGCATCGACAATCGGGAACCATTCGCGCTGAAAGTAGCCACCCGATAGGACATCGACATCGTGCTGACACTCGGAGAGGAACGCTTCTAATCCGAAGTCGTTCACCATCTCCTGGCAGCGCGCGAGGTCCTGTCCCGCCCAGGTCGGCGTACCGCCCGTGATGATCCACCGCCCGTCGCGCGCCTCATAGGTGAGGTCGCGCACCGCCGGGATGGGCCCGATCATCTCGCGGTCTGCCAGGAAGTCCGCGCGTCCATCAGCGAGTTGGGCGAAGACCGAATCGGGATGGACGAGGTTCTGCACCGCCAGTACCGCGAGATTCTGCGCACCGGCCGGCAGCACCTTCTTGGTGAGAGCACGGATGCGCTTCTCCGTCGTCAGCGGCGTGTCGTTCTCGCCATCGATGTCGTCAATGATGATGAAGCCGGGCCGGTCATCGTCCACCTTGATGCCGCGCGCCGCCGTGTCGAGCCCGAGCGCATCGAGCGTAAAGCCCGAAGCGGTGCGGAGGCGATTGCGCCGCCACCCCTTGATGTTGCCGAACTTGCCCACGGCTCTTTCTGTGAGTGCCGGATAGTACGTGGCGAGTATGGACGATTCCAGGAGCGCCGCGACATTGGCGACGTGATCGTCGGCCTGCTCCTGCGTGCCGCACACGTACAGACCGTAAGCCCGGATGCGACGGGCTCCCACCGCGACGGCGGCGAGTTCGGCCATCGTACTTTTCGCCCCGCCGCGCGCGATGATGGCGACGAGCGGAGCGGGCCGGAGATCGGGCCGCATCGCCCAGACCCAATCCAGGATCGCCTCGTGGTGCGGCGCGAGGTCGCGGATGGCGTCGGGGAAGAGGGTCGCCAGCCAGGTTTGCCAATCGCGTTCAATCGCTTGCGGATTGCTCTGCTTCCGTTCCTCGCGGCTGGATAGCGGCGAGAAGTCGAGTAGCCTTGTCGGCAATAACCCCGTGAAGGATGGCAAGACTATCGGCGGATTGCTTTTCAAGCCACGCGCGGTCTCGGGCAAAAACGACTTGAGATTGAAGCGTGGCGATGGATTCGCTGAGGTAGTCGTAGAGTTGGACACCGAGGTCCGCCTTTTTTAGCGTTCGCACGGCGTTCGCATCGGTCGGGACGATCTCAACATCAGTCGGGGCAATCGGTCTCGGCACGTCGCCCTGACCGGCCCATTTCGCCGCCGTCGTCTTGCCCACGCCATGCAGCCGCGCGGCCTCGGCGGCACTCGCGCCCGTCGCGATCTCCGCGAGGACCGCCGCTTTCAATTTCGCGTCGTGCGCCCTCGCCATCGTGCCCTACTTCGTCGCGTAGTACGCCCGCGCCGCCCGCTCCATCATCGCCAGCACCGCCGCCCTATCCACGCAGGGACGCTCATCGTATTTGGCGAGCGCCCAATCGAGCACCGGCACCATCAGCCGCCGCGACGATTCCTCGCGCGCCACCCGCGCAATCGCGGCATCGGCGGTCGGATCACGTCTGGGAGTCGATAACGCTTGTGCGGCCATGCTGCACCTCACGGCGGATGTTCACTACTTGCTGCACTGCCAAGAGGGTTTGTGTGCCCGCCGCCACCGAGCAGTGGCGAGCGCAACGACCGGGGTGAAGCGCTGTTTGCGGGCGAAAGACAAAGCCCCCAAAGCGGGCGCGTGAAGGTCTATGGGGATGATTGTGACAGGATGAGAGTACACGATACTTGATTATCCGTCAATAGATAGGCTTTCACCTTACACCAACAGAGAAACCCGCTGGTAAAGCTTTTGGTAAAATTACCGTCTCCCGGCATCCATCTCCCCCCATTCCTCGCCCCACCAGTAGCTGCGCTTCGGCTCATGCAGCACGGCATCGTAGGCGCGCTGGTACTCGCGGCGTCCGTCGGCGTCGTACTGCTTGGCGGTATCAGCGGAGACGCCGTACTGTCTGCCCACCTCATCGAACGACAGGACGCGCTCCTTGCCCGCCAGCAGATCGGGGATGAGGGCGCGGTGGATGCGCAGGATGCCGCCCTTGCCCTCCACCATGCCGAACTCACAGGCGATGAAGCAGAGCCACTTCTTGCGCGGCAGGATCGGCTTGATGCGCATCAGCGCCACCGCTGCCTCGTAGGAATCGACGCGGGCGATCAGGTCGTGGTGCGGATCGACGATCGTCACTTTGGAATGGCCGTCCTCGCGTTCGTGCTCCTCGACGCGCTCGTTCTCCTTGTCGAGATGCGTCTGCACCCGTTTGAGTCCATACGAGGATTTGCGCCGCCGCCGATGCATCTCGTCATCGGTTGCCATCATCACACTCCTTGCCGCCATCGCCACGTTCAACGCCGGTGCCGTCATCGCCATGTGTCACCCCTTCCCCGCTAATCGCGCCATTCCTGCTTCGTCACATCGCTGAGCGATTGCGCGAGGGACGCGCAGAGCTGATCGCGCAAGAATTCATTCCCCCGCATCACCTGTTCGACCGCCGTTGCGACATGTCCACGGATCGCATCGCGCAAGGCGGGCGAACCGGTCAGGAACCGCTCCACCTCCTCCCGAATGACGATAGCCACCGCATCATCGAAGACGCGCTGGATCGGCGTCTTCTCGGGAACCCTGTCCCACGGACCTCGCGCCACCGACTGCGTGAGGCTCTTGATCGCCTCTGCCAACAATGCGCGCTTCATGTCATCGCTCATCGTGATGCTCATATCGTCACCCCTTCCCCGCTAGTCCGTCTCCACCGCCACATCGTCCAGCCCCGCATCGCCCCAGTACCCCGCGTCCAGCACGAGGAAGCGAACGAACATCGCGAGGGTGAGCGGCCCCATGACCCACGCGCGGCGGCCCTCAACCGTGATCCTCACCATCACGCCCCGCCTTCGCCGCCAGCCACATTGGCCGGTTCTCTCATCCATTTAGCGGCGTCCCAGGTCGGTTCTTTGCTCGGTGTCGCGTAGGACGCTTCGATCAGCCACCGCTCCGGGTCCACCCGCGTGGCGATGTGGTCGCGCACCTTTTGCGCCATCGGCCACGAATCTGTTGTCTCGACATGGTGCTTGACCGGCTGATCCCCGGTCGCTTTCAGATCACGGGCCCAGACCTGTGGCAAATCACACCTCCTTTTCCGTGATCGGCTCAATCTTTATCGTCACGCCGGGATGTTCCCGATCAATGCACCGGCCGATCTCACCCCATTCGATGCCGCTGTCGTCCTGCATCACGCCCGCATCCACCAGCCCGTCGAGGTACGGCTTGCACGCCCCGGCGTAGTTGAAGATGTCCCTTCGGCGGCGGTCTGGAAAGCGGAATGCCAGCGACACCGAGCAGCGCGTCCATCGCGGCGGATCGCCCAGATAGACGCGCGTTGTCACCGGCGGACCGATGTCGCCATAGGGAACCGTGAGGTCATGCCCGAATGCCTGCGTGATCGCCAGTTTCGCCGCGTATTTTCCATAGGTTCTCGCTTCTGCTTTCACCCTCATCTCCTCGTGC